CTGCTCCGTTACCAAGACTTTGCCCTCCACCAAATCCATATGTTGATGATGAGTTAAAGATGTCTGGTATATTAATTATAACATTAGTTAAATCAAAATTGTCAGTATCATACAACAATACTTGTGTATCGATTGTCGAACCAGCTGATCCTTGCAATGAACTTGAGTAATTAGAAAAACGAAAATCATTACCTGCGCTATCGGGTGTCATGTATATGTACTCGTAATATGTACGGACTGTACTATTCTCTGCCCCATTCTGTGGAGGCTCATTCTCTGATACTGCAGCGTCACTCCAACCTTCAATATATTGGTCGGATTCTAGAACGACGTCTAGGTCATAGTAAGAATAGTTAGCAGTTGGCCCAGTGAGTGGTCCTAGTATGCTTATTGATGCATACGTTGATAATGTTGATAGTAAAAAGACTATTCCCAGTAACCCCTTTTTCATTTTATTTTTTTCCGATTAGTTTACCCATAAATCCAAAGATTTGTCCAAAAATGCCTAAGCCTTTTCCAAGGAATGAATCTTTAGGTATGAGTAATGTTAACATTGATAAGATACCAATCGTTGCGATCGCTATCTCGATTAAATTTCCTTTACATTGTTGAAATATATATTGTATCATTCTTCGTCTTCTCCATTGCAATGACATTTGCTACGTGACATATATCCTGCAACTATTCCTACGATGCCAGTAATTGACATCTTTAATAAATTAATTACCCCTTCATCGACAGGCTTATGCTCTTTAACAGAAACATAGAAGTCTCCTATAGTAATAACAAACAACAAAGTTACTAATCCTATTACTAGTGTAAATACTATTTTATCTTTTGTATTCATATTAATTAGAAGCGTATAGTTGACCAGCCGGTGAAACAACTATTGTACCTTCGTTGGGAGTGATTACTTGTTCGATTACATCATCGATTGCAGTTATTTCAATACCTGGATCAATTAGAATATCGTCAATTATTACCTCAGCATTAACTACGATGTCTGCTATGTCTATTTCAACTTCAGGTTCTACTTCTATCTCAACCTCAGACACCATTGTGTGAGGTTTAATATCATCTATTCCGTCAATAGATATGTCTTCTACTTCAACCTCAGCATCTGTAGAAATTGGTGGGGCCTCCGCTTCTGAATCGACCTCTGCAATTTCAATTACAGGTTCTTCATCAGTAGATATTTCACTTTGTTCAACCACCTCCTCTTCGTTTGAATTAATACCAAATAACGAAAGGAAGCCACCACCACTAGATTTCTTTACACCATTCGATTCTGAAGAATCGGCGTTCGTTTCAGGTTCTCTCGCCTGTTCGCCTCCGTCAACTCCTGCCTCAGCCGTTTCCGTCTTAGGCTCCTCAGTAGACTCTTCTTCTGTTTGCTCATCTGGTATTGTGTCGCCATCTTGTGTTGGTTCTCCTTGTTCTTCAGAATCGGGTTCTTCATTATCGTCATCTCCGCCTGTGAGAAAACTAAAGAAACCTTTCTTCTTTTTGGGTTGTTCTTCAACCTGCTCCTCGGCTTCCGGCTCAGGTTCGTTAGATTCTTCTTCAGGCTCAGCCTCTTCTTCTACTTCTTCTGGCTCAGCTTCTGGTTCGGGCTCTGATTCTTCTTCGGCCTCTTCAGCCTCTTCTTCATCATCGCCTCCTAAAAGTTTTGAGAAGAAACCTTTTTTCTTTTTCTTAGGTTCTTCCTTTTCTTCTTCTACTTCCTCATTCGAATCTTCGTCCTTTGTATCAGACTTAGTAGAGGTCTTAGCGGGTTCTTCAGAAACTTCTTCCGTTGGAGTTTCTTCTCCGTCCGGTTCTGTTCCCTTAGGTATTGTTGTAGGCTCATTTGTTCCTGTGGATTCTGGTTGAGCGGGAGGAGTAGGTGGGTCTAAATCAATTTCTATATCACCCATACCAAGAATTGTAGTAAACCCTGCAAGAGGGTCGTCCCAATTAATGTTTGGATGTTCGAACTTAACTTCTTCCCATTTTTCTTCAGCTACCTGCTGAACTACTCGAGTTTCTTCAACTACGGTGTCGACTTGGAAATACGCTGCAGACCCTAGTGCTATTATACCAGCTGGTCCTAATGCTGCAAGTTGTGTACCTATCTGTTCTAGTGTACCGGGTGGTTTTGCTAATTCTTCGGCTATCTTTGAGCCGCCACTACCACCATCTTCTTCGTCTTCTTCAAATTCAAATCCAGGCTTTACCTCACCGAGCAAGGTTGCGGACGCTTTCTTAAGCAGTTCAAACTCTTCATTATGCCTATCAGGCTTTGAGAGCTTTTGAACAATATTTGCAGCTTCGTCTACGGATAGTTCTTCCGCGTCAGCCTTTGACTTTCCCTTATCTTTGGCCATAGTTTCCCTTTAATTCTATTTAGGAAAACAGAGGCTTTGAAAGCCCGACTTTATACTACTTTAGTCCACCAATTTGGTGTGGGACGATTTGTCCATACCATCTTAAAATCTTTAGCGTGGTAGTATGTTCGGTAAGATTTGACCACATCAGGTCCTTTACACTCGTCATACATAGCCATCCTAAAAGGTGTTAGACCATCATTTGAAATATTAGCTGGTCCATAGAAAAGGTCTTTGCGTAGAAGTGCATCTGTCTTATGGACTTTGCCATAGCGATATGTGTATTCTGCGCAGAGAGCATTGAATAGTTTCCAATGCCAACGATAGTTTGCTATGCTTTCCATAGTCCATATCGTACAAGGGTGTTTCATATGCACAGCTTTATAGAAGTGATTTTCTCTTTCGTCAGGCAGTTCCCAGTATTGAACTATCCGCTTACCTGACTTAGATGGTCGCCTATCTTCTTTTCCGTCTAGAATGCGATGTGCAGTCGATAGCATTTGAGCCGACTCCACAATCATCTTTACCACATGTTTGTCGCAATGCTCTTGAGCCGCAACCACTGGGTCTTTATCTAGTACAAATATGTTCATTTACTTTAATAAATCATCGTCAAATTCTTTAAGTTGTCTAATTAGTGTTTCTTTCTTAAACCGCCTATCGAGCTCAAGACCGAGTTCACGGCCTAGCTCTTCTAGTTCATCCTTTGACATTTCTTCATATTTATAATCATACCTTTTCGCGAAGAGCTTGTCAATATTATTAAAAACTTCTGCAGTCTTTAATTCAAACCAATCAAATACATTATTTAACATATTGCGGGAATACCTCCTTTATAAATTCTTCTGTAAATGTCGGAAACAGAGTAGACAAGTCTTTATCTTTCATTGCTACTAGTACTTTAGCATCATTTGGTGATATCCTTTTTAAGAAGTTCATGAACTTAGTTTCTCTTTGCCACTGCTTGTATTTAAAGTTCATACAGAATTTAATCATTTCGTTCAACTCGCGTGGCACGATTTCAATGTCGTCTTTTTCGTCGTCTACCTCTAACGGAGGACTACCTGGCGGCATTTTAAAATCAATGGACTTTGTGTATGTTCCTTGTATAATTGTTTTAAGGGTAAAATCGCCAGCCTCTTTAAGCTGATCAACTTTTCGCTTATGTTGTTTTAGTTTATCTATTTTTTCTAATGTTTCGTATAATTTAGACATAATATTATTTCCGGTGAAAGTCACCTACTGATTCGACTAGATTATTCAATCGATTAACGATTAGATAGTTTAGTACTTTCATATTTGGTGTTGATTTGATTGCATTGTACTTATCTAAAATCTTAGCCGTTACCTCTTCTGGTATTTCCTCTAAGTCAATTACCTTTTTGTTTCTTTGGTAATTACGGTAGGCCTGAGTTGGCATCACATCCTGTAGATTAGAATAACCTTCTACCCATGCTTCGATCTTCTTTTTAGATAAAGGAGTTTGTTTCTTATCGTCATCAACGAAAGTGTCGTCGTCTGATAAAACATTTGGGACGCCATCGCCAGAGTCTCCTCTAAAGATATGCTCTTGTAAATACGCAATAGGGTCTTCATGAGTAATCATCTTACGAGTCAGTGGACTGAATTGCTTTACATTTGCGTGTTTGTGCAACTGAATAAAATCTTTGTCGGCAGAGATAATCATAACCGGTTCATGCTTACCAAACTCTTGAGTCTGTTGAACTAGAGTAGCAATAATATCATCTGCTTCTACTCCATACTCATGTACTACATCAAACGGAAGATTCTCTGAAATCTCATTGCGGACTTTAGTAAAGGTATTGAAAATAGATTCCCAATCTTTACCATCAGAGTCTCTGCTCTTCTTTCGAGAGGCTTTGTACTCTGGGTAATAGTCTTTTCGCCATGAACCTCCGTCTCCGCATACAATCATTCGACCATATTCTTCTCGGTGTTTTACGTTGTACATTCTCAACGAATTTAAAATAAGGTGACGAATTAATGCTTCGTCTTCACCACCACCTCGAGCGAATAGTGCGCCCATTGCTATACCTGAATAATCTACTAATATCATTATGTTTACTATATTACCCTATTTTAGGGCAAGTGTCAATCACTTTTTTTAATCAAATGTCCTAGATGTCTACGATGGATTTTTCCACCCACAAAAGCGTTATAATACTCTTTTGGTTTTAATAGAACATCTCGGTCTATCTGCTCTTTCATTTCGTAATACGTCATCTCACCAAGAGAACTACAAAGCCGTAGTATCTTCCGCTCGAATCTCCATTCACCGGTATTCTCTAGAAGAGCTTTGACGGTTTCGCTTGAGCCATGATACGTTTTCCAATCCGATTCTTTAACTGAGCGTCTTTTGTTTTTCTTGCCCTTTAGGGGTGGGCGAGTGACTTTAGACCAGAACTTTTTCTTACCAATATACTTCATATCGGTTTGTGTATCTGTTATTTCATACACAAATCCAATATGTTCTTCTATCATATCAGACTCAAATAGCTTTCCATTATATGTCCATTCACTCACAGAGTTATTTATATATATATTTCTTTCCCACAAAATGGACAATATTGAGGCCAGATGTCGTATTCGTCACTTTCGCCGAGTTCAGACATGCGGATATCATTTGAAATAATTGTGTATTTGGCGCCACAATGGTCGCACTCTATGTAAATTTCTTCTTCCATTATCCCTCGCAGCTTGAACAGGTTAATAAGCTTCTACTTAATTCTTGAGCAGGATTAGTTCCTCGGTGGTAATATAGAGTTTTAACGCCTAACTCCCACGCTTCTATTAATAACTTATTTATATCACGTGGCGCGGTTGATGGGTGAATCATTAGATTTAATGACTGCGACTGATCGATATACTTCTGTCTAGATGCAGCTTGAATAATAACATCTTTCTGAGATATCTCTCCGAATGTTTTGAATACAGCTCTTTCTTCGTCAGTTAAGAACATAAGGTGTTGTACAGAACCTCCGGTAACTAGAATAGATTTCCATATATCTTTGTTGTTTTGTCCGTGTTCTTCTAGAACTTTTATTAACTCTGGATTCTTATATGTGAACTTACCCTTTGCTAAGTCTTTCACAAAGTAGTTACTATTCAAGGGTTCAATGCTTGGTGATACTTGGCCAAGAATAAATGAACTTGATGTAGTAGGAGCAATTGCCATTGTAGTAGTGTTTCTCATACCATAACCCTTAAGCAATTCTGGTTCACCGTATACTTCTGCCATTTCTCTAGAAGCTGCATGAGACTTTTCTTGAATCAATTTATGAATCTGAATATTAGCCATGTTAGCTTGTAAAGATTCAAATGGTATTTTCTCACTTTGAAGATACGAATGCCAGCCGAGTACTCCAATACCCAATGCTCTTTGAGTAGTTGCGAACTCTACAGTTCTTTTCATAAACGGAATCTCAGATGCTTTGTTAATAAACTCTGTCATTACAGAATCTAAAAAGTATGTTAATACTTCAACCGCATCAGTATCTTTCCACTCTTCGTAATGAAGTAGATTCATTGAAGACAGACAACACACAAATGATTGGCCAACCTCAGTAGATAACGCGATCTCTGAGCATAGGTTTGAACCCCATACAGTTTTCTTCTTATCTTTATATACCTTTGGCTTGTTCTTATTTACATTATCACTAAACATAATGTACGGATAACCAGACTCGAATCGTTTCTTAATTATTTTACCCCATACTCTACGCTTGTCTTTATCGCCTTCTACCATTGAGTTCATCCATTTGTCAGACACCGTTACGCCGAATGACAGATTTTGAATTGGATGGCCTTCATTTCTGATTGATAGAAACTCGTCTACGTCGGGGTGGTCTACATTTATATAGCCGGCGAATGAACCTCTACGGACATTGCTCTGTGATACTACATTAGTAACAGTTTCGAACAATTCCATAAAGTGCACTGGNCCTGAAGAGTGACCGCCCGATTTAATCTCAC